GAATTAACAATTATTTTAGAAAAATAAATAGTTTAAATGAACCTTTTTAAATTATAAAATTTTATTTTTACAAAACACTAAAACAAAACACTATGAAAAACTTATTTAAAGCATTAGCAGGATTTCAACAAGAAGTACCAGCTATTCATCAAGGAACTAAAGGATATGGATATACATATTCAGATTTAAAAACCATTTTTAAAGTTATCAATCCAATATTAAAAAAGCATGATTTAGGATTTACACAACTAATAGAAGGAACTAACATTAAAACTATTATTTTTCATACTGAAAGTGGAGAAAGTATTGAAAGTATTACAGAAATACCACAAGGAATAACTTTAAAAGGTATGAATACTTTTCAGGTTAATGGATCAGGAATAACATACTACAGAAGATATTCTTTATCTAGTGCTTTAGGTTTAGTAACAGATGTTGATTCAGATGCAGATGGTACTGAGGTTAAAAAAACAGATAGCGAAATAGCAACAGAATACAATGCTTTAATTAAAACTGCTAAAGCTAATTTAAAAGCTTGTAAAGATATTGATTCACTTGTTACTGCATGGAAAGCACTACAATCTAACCAACAAAGTAATAAGGAAGTAATGGCTTTAAAAGATTCATTAAAAACAAAATTATCTTAATATGTATATAGACTACGATTTAAAACAAGGTTCTGAAGAATGGCACGAATTAAAAAACGCTAAAATTGGAGGTACTAGAGCTAAATCTGTACAGGTTAAAAAATCAATTACTGAAGCTGTAATATTTGATGAAGTAATGAGTGAAAGAAACACATTCTTTAATTATGAAGAAGGATTCACTTCTGAAGCTATGCAACGTGGAATTGATTTAGAACCTTTAGCAATTGAAGAAGTAACTAAAGAAACTGGTGTAATATTTAAAGATGCTGGATGGATTGGTAGAAATGATTACCATGGTCACTCTCCTGATGGTATTTCACTATGTGAAAAGATAGGACTAGAAATTAAATGCCCATCTGCTAAAGTACATAACAGCTATGTAAGAGATAATAAATTACCTTTAGATTATGTATGGCAAATAGTTAATTTTTTTGCAATGGATGAAAGCATAGAAAGATTATACTTTGCTTCCTTCAATCCTGATTATCTTTTAATGCCTTTATTCTTATTGGAAGTAACAAGGGAAAGCATTATATTTACATCTAAAAAAGATACTGCTATAGTATCTGAATTAGCAGCAGATTTAAATAAAAATGTTGATGATCTAATACTAAAGATTAAGCAAGAAGAAAAAGTAATAATACAAAGGATTTCAAATAAATTAAAATTTTAACAACTAAACATTTACAATTATGAGCAATTTAACATTTACAGGAACAGTTAACAAATTAAAAGAAGTACAGGTAATTTCTGATAAGTTCAGAAAGCAAGAAATAATATTAACTGATAATCATGAAAAGTACCCTAAGTTTATAAACTTTGAAGCTACTAATGATAACTGTGATTTATTAGCAGAAATTAAAGAAGGGCAAGAAGTAGAAGTTAATTTTAACTTAGAAGGTAGATTATGGACTAATCCAAAAACAGGAGAAGAAAGATGCTTTAATACTTTGAAAATTTGGAAAATAAATATTAAAGGTTCTGAACAAAAATTTACACCAACTAAACCTAATGTAACTTCTGATTTACCATTTTAATTTTAAGCTATGACAGAAAACAATTTTTTTAAACTAAAAGTTAAGTACTTAATACAAGATCCTGATAAAGGAAGTATTAAAAAAAAGACTAGTGAATACGTTTTAAAAGCTGTTAGCTTTACAGATGCAGAAAAAAGTCTATTAGAGTGCTTAAAAGATGACTTTGAATATAACTTAGTAAGTTGTTCAAAGTTCAATATTCAAGATGTTAGAATAGATGAAACTAAAGAAGGTTATTTTAAAGCTAAAATAGTTTCTACTTCTTCAGATGTTGAGAATGGTAAAACTAGTAAGATCATTGATAATTATATAATTCAAGGTGATAATATAGAAGATGTAAATAAATCAATTAAACAACTTCTTTCAGGTTCTGTTATGGATTATGAAATAGAAAACATACAGAAAACAAAAATAGAAAAAGTATTCTATGAAGTAAACAAATAATAAAAGCATTGTAATAGCTGCACATATTACAATTATAAAGCCCTGTTAGATTAAGTTTTAACAGGGTTTTCTTATTTAGAACCATTATAAATAACCAATAAAAACATTCAATTGAACTTTTTTTAATCGTAGTTAGAAATAAATAACTATATTTACATACACACTAAAACAAAACGATATGAAAAGCAAGTTATTTAAAGCAGCATGGAACTTAGTAAGAACATTAGGTATCTCAATTTCTGAAGCATTAAAAAAATCATGGAAAGCTTATAAGCTTAAATTGAAATTAGAAGCTGGAAAGGTTAACTTTACATTTAAGAAGAAATCAGGAGAACTTAGAAAAGCAACAGGAACATTAAAAGCTGAATTAATAAATTACGATTTTAAAGGAAGCACTAAAGATAATTTTTCTGTTATTGCTTACTGGGATTTAGAAGCTGAAGGTTTCAGAAGTTTTAAAATAGAAAATTTAGTATAAACTTAATGCCCTTCGGGGCTTTTTAAAAACAATATTATGATAAAAGAAATAAAAAGAGTAAAGCCATTAGTAGAACAACTTTTAAAAGAATTTCCATTAACTAGAGATAATGATAATTTACTACTTCTTAAAGTATGGGCTGAACAGGATAACACGCTTAGAAGGGAAAAACTATTTTCTGATTTCTCAATAGGAATGATAGCAGGTAAATATATGAAATTTGAAAGCGTATCAAGGGCTAGAAGAAAAGCACAAGAAGAAAACCCCGAACTAAGAGGTAGATACTACAAAGATCGTAAAGAGCTATCAGAAGAAGTAAGATTAAACATAAACAAAACTATATAAATTTTAAAAGTAATGATAAAACTATTTAGATATATGTTTAGGTGGCAATTAAGCACACCAATACTAGCAGTTATTCCTTTTATATTATTAAAATATAATATAGATAACTTTTGGATAACAGCTTTTATAGCTAACTTAATAGGATCATTAATTTTCTTTAAAGTAGATGAATATATATTCTCTAAAAAACTATCAAGATTTCAAAGATTAAGAAAAAAAGTAATTAAAAGAAAAAAATAAAACATATGGAATATTTAGAAAAAGTATGCCCCTGCTGCAATAATATATTTGAAACTACAAAAAGTAATAAAGTATATTGTGATTCAATTTGTAAAAATAGATATGCTCCAATATTAAGAGAAACAGCAGAAGCTAAGTATAAAAACTTTGTACAGTATAACATAGAAAACAATATTACGCCTTTAGCAGGTGATATAGTTAGGCTTAGTAATGATTACAACGGTATTAAGAAAAACACTTTAGGAGTTATTATAGGTGCTATAGCTGAGAAATCAGAAAAGTATGAAATAGTATTTAATACACCATTACCAGCTTACATACTATTAGATAAAACAGTTTCCTGTGAATATGGCTCTAAAATAGTTGTAGAAACTAAAAACTTAATTCATGCAAAAAAAACTAATATGTTATATTGCTATCCTGATAGAAAAAAGGCTGATGATTTATTTTTAGTTAATGAGTACAAAACAATTCTATGATAATAACTAGAGAAAGTTTAGAAACTGCAGATAGTGAATTAGTAGAAGATGTTTTAAGACTTTATTTAATATTTGATAAAAAAGATCCTAACTTTATAAGATCAAGAAAAGATAAAGATTTTTACTGTAGTTTAGATTATTTTATAATTGAAAATAAAACTATAAAATTAAAAGTATCTTTTCATACTTACTCAAAATGGTTAGGATGGTTTTGGACTGGAAATAAAAGATACACTTTAAAAGCTAAAAATATTATTGAAAAAGTAGATTACATTTTAAATTGAATCAAAAAAATGAAAAAAGATAAAATTATATTATCAAAAAAGATTACTGAATTAGTTGAAAAAATAGAATTAAATAAAGATCAACTACTAAAATACTATGAAATATTAAAATTAATAAATAGAATGTAAACATAAAGTAGTTTAAAATGCTTTTTAACACTATTTAGGATCAATCTAAGGTATTTTATTGTTTAATCTATATATTGTATTAACTGTATGTTTTTAAAGTGCTTAAATCTAAAGTTTTATCTACTGTTATTTTTTCAACGTTTGTTAAATTAGTTGCAACGTTTTTAACGTTTGTTAAATTCGTTAAATTTTTTTCAACGTTTTTAACTGTTATATGTTATTGTAATTGTAATTGTTATATGTAATTGTAATATAATATATTTATAATACTGTCGCATTTTACAAATGCTAGATATTTTTTAAAAAAACTATTGAAGTTAGAAACTAAAAACTTATATTCACAAAAAAAAAAATTATGCAAAATTTAGTAAAGGTTTCTACCTATGCAAAACAGATTGATAAATCGGTAACATGGGTTTATAGATTAGCTACAAATAAAGTAATTAAAATAGTAGTTATTGATGGAGTTAAATTTGTTGAATTAGAAAAAATATAGCTTTTTTTTTAGTTAAAAAATTTAAAGTATAAAACAATAAACTAATTATTAAAAATGGCAGAAAACAAAAAAAGCTTTTTACTTTACGCAAATATAATTGAAGTAGTATCTAAGCTACCTGATGACAAAGCAGGGCAACTATTTAAACACATTTTAGAATACGTTAATGATCTAAATCCTAAAACAGAAGATCTAATGATTGAGCTTGTTTTTCTACCCATTAAACAAAGGTTAAAAGCTGATTTGGATATATGGGAAAAAAAGAAAATAGGATATTCAAAAGCTGGTAAAGCAAGTGCAGAAGCTAGGAAAAATAAAAAACAATCTCCTGAAGAAAATAACAATTTAAAAGCTGAAAAGTTTAATAAGTTTTGGGATATTTACAATAAAAAACAAGGCAAAAAAAAGTGCTTAGCAAGGTTCTTAAAATTAAAAGATAGTGATATTTTAAAGATTGCTGAAACTATAGAAAATTACATTAAATCAACACCTGATATTAAATTTAGAAAAGATCCTTATACTTATTTAAATGGTGAACACTGGAATGATGAAATAAAAAAAGAACCTAAAGTAATTAGCTACAGAAGTAAGTTTACAACAATTGATAAAGTAATTGAATTATTTAATGAAACGGACTTTACCAAAACAATAAAAAAATACAAAAGTAGTGAAGAAAGAGTTAAAGAAAGATTAGATGAATTTCTAGAAAAAGAAGTATTTAAAGCAGACTTTAAGAATAGAGAAACAGACGAAGTACTAAGCCATTTTATTAATTCATTACAATTTAATCCACCTAAAAAAGTAATTATAATAGATGAAAATCCTATAGTACCATGGCTAAGTAAATAACACTAAAACACAAAACAAAATGAATGATATAATTAACCCAATGTTAACACCTTCTGATGCACTACTGGAGCTGGATCAGATTAGGCTAGACAAAATAGAAAAGGGTTTTGGTATAGGAAATGAAAAATGGGATAGTCATATTCTATTTAAAAGAAAACAATTTAACATGATTAACGGTCATGATAATGTAGGTAAGACAGATGTTCTTTTATGGTACTTTGTATGTTTAGCTAAAAAGCATAACATGAAATTTAATATATATAGTTCTGAGAATACCCATAGATCACAAGTTTTTAAACTATTTAACTTTTGGACTGGTAAAAGATTAGATAAGGACTTTATAAAAGATACTAAAGGTTTTCATAGTACACTAAATGAGATGACTGATTGCTTCAATTTTATTAGAGCAGATAAAAGATATAATTCTAATCAAATATTAGATATTGCAGATAAACATAGTGCAGATGGTTTATTAATTGATCCTTTTAATTCATTGATGACAGAATCAACTAATAAACATCAGGAAGATTATGATACTTGTGCTAATATTAGAATATTTTGCGACACTACAGATACTACAACTTTTGTTAATGCTCATTTAGTAACACAAGCAGCTAGAAATGTTTACCCTAAAGATAGTGAGCATGAAGGGCATTTAAAACCACCTGAAAAAGCAGATACAGAAGGAGGTCAAAAGTTTGCAAATAGAGCAGATGATTTTTGGACAGTTCACAGAATGACACAGCATCCTAAATTATGGAGTACTGCAGAAGTTCATGTTAGAAAAATAAAAGAAACTATTACAGGTGGATCATGTACTTTGAGAGATAACCCAATTCTAATGAAGTGGAATAACCATTGTAAATATACTATTAACGGTAAAAACCCTTTAGCAGATTCATATAGTGATGTTGGAGATACTGATATTTCCAACTTGGAGGAATTAACGCCAAGTCATAAAGCAATGCAGAAAATGAGTTATCAGGAAGAAGAAGAAGATCATTTACCATTTTAAA